TTATGTAGTTACTTCGCTGTATATGATAGGTAAAAAGTCTGCTTCGTTTATTATCTTGACTTTCTTGCCTGCTTCTTGAAGCTCTCTTGCTTTGAGTATCTCAGAGCCGTAATTGCCGTATGACCAATCGGGACTGCCGTAAGCTCCTACAACAAGATAGTCAGTCTTGCCGCTTACTGTTGTTCGGATAGTTGCACCCATAGCTTCATATATCGGCGTTATCTCGCTTGTATCTCCGAGCTGGCACTCACCTGTGAAAACAAGTACCTTGCCGTCAAGGTTTATAAGCTCCTCTGATGAAACATCTTTGTCAAACTTAGGCTTGCAAAGTTCGCTGAAAACCTCCAGCATTTCATCAAGCTCGTGCTGTTCAAGTATGCCGTCTTCCAACGCACTTTCTATTATCCTTTTCAGCTTATCGAACGGATAAATATTGCAGAACTCCTCGTTGCAATCAAGCCAATCTTTCAGCTCCATAACTTCTTCATCAGTAAGGATATTATCGTTAGTAATATCCAACAGCATTTCCTGTAGTTCTCGTATCGCTTTGGTTTTTGCCGAGTAGCGAACATTATAGCTGTTCTTTTTCAACGTGAATTTTGCATGATTATGTATCGTTGGCGCTGACTTTTTACTCAGTTTTTCAAATACCTGCTGCGTTGCCAACACATCAGACAATGCACGGTGGGCAGAGTCATTGGTGACATTAAGCTTTCTGCATAGCGTACTCAGCTTGTGATTTTCAAGTTTCGGAAACACCTGTTGAGAAAGCTCTAGCGTATCACATACTTTATTCTTGTATGGCAGATTAAAACGCTGACAAGCTGCCGAAATAAACTGACTATCAAATTCTATGTTATGCCCCACAAGTACATCATTTCCAATAAACTTCAAGAATTTTGGAAGCACGATATTTATACTTGGTGCGTCCGAGACCATTTCATTTGTTATCCCTGTGAGATCTTCGATTTCTTCGGGTATTCTTTTCTTAGGCTTGACAAGCTGCTCGAATGTATCAATTATTTCAGAGTTTTCAACGAGTACCGCTCCAAATTCTGTGATATAGTCATACTGTGGGTTTAGCCCTGTTGTTTCAAGGTCGATAACAACATATCTGTTCGGCGTATTAGCGATTTTCTTCCTATGTTCTGTTCTTGAAGGGATTTCTCTTGCAGGAACATCTTCGCTTTCCGAAAAGTTCTCTGATGTATCTAAACTTATAGTGTTTCTTTTGGTGTTAGTCTGTTTTTGTACTTCCTGCCACGTTATCTCTTTATTGCGTTCTTTCTTATTATGGTAGTACCTTGCAACGCAGATAATAGCAATAACGGCAGCTATTATCACAAATGGCACGTTGTCGCCTCCTTTTTAACTTTGCTCACAACAACTGCATGGAATGTACCCCAACGAAGTCATATGAGAATATGTTTCCATAGGCCATATAGTAAACAGTAAATCTAAGTCAAACTCTTTCCAGTGTAAGTCAGGACAATCCATATTCTCGTGGAAAACAAGTGTATGCTCACCATACTGCGGCTCAGACGTATAGTAGGTTTTCAATGGCTCACTATACTCAGTTTCCTGCGTTTCATCAGGATAATCGTTATTATCCCATACTGTTGGAGTTTCAGCCCATGCAGATGTAGTTGTTGTGGTTGTTGTAGTTTCAGTAGTAGTCGTTATGGTAGTTGTATCAGAAGTCGTTGTTTCTGATGTTTTCGGCGTTGTGACAGTAGTTGTAGGAGTTGTGGTTGTTGTAAACGTCGTCGCAGGATTAAAAGACGGCTTCCACGTTGCATATGTAGAAGTTGTAGTTTCGTTCTGAGCATTTTCAACTTTTATGTTTGCTGCCTGCTCAGATTTACCACATGAACTGCAAACTATCATAGCGATAAAAGTCAATATAATTATTTTCTTCATTTTGTCATACCCCTATATCTACATTGTCTCGACTTCTTCAAGAGTGTCAAAACTAAAAAAATCACCTCTGGCTATATGCTCCATTTCGTGAGCTATAGTCTTTTTTTGTTCCTCATAGGATAGCCTTGAGTTTATGTATATATTATAAAATCCGTCAGAATCCATTGCTGTCACACCCTTTACCGTTATGGGCAAAGGAACGTATCTAATGCAATAATCCAATCTATTCACTATCCTTTTGCATACGCTTTAAAATCTCAACTGTAGCTTCTATATCCTCTTTGGTGACGTTCTTTGACACACTAAAGAGGATCTTCATTTCTGGTCGTGTCCTCAGCTCATCTATTATATCTCTTGTTTCATCATCAAGATAGATAGGCTCGTTGTGTGCTTCGACCTTGATACCCTCATCACTGTTTTCAGTAAAATAGGTAATAGGCACATTAAAAAAGTCTGCTATCTTCTGGAGTTTGTCAAGCTTAGGTTGACTCTTTCCTCTTTTCCATTCGCTAAAAACAGACTGACTTATTCCCGTTTCTTTTGATACCTTATACGCAGAAACCCCGTAATCTTGTAGCAGTTTGCTAAATTTTTCGTACATAAATTATACACCTTTCACAAAATTTTGATACTTAGAAAATTCTAAGCTAAAAAGTGTTGACAGGTTAGAAAATATGATGTATACTATGTACATACTTAGAAAAGCAAAAGCACTGTTACCGACAAATAGTTTTACTTTTTATAGTATGTAAAATAATATGCTGTGGATTTTCTCCTGTTGATATTCTAATTATATAGGAAATCCTAAGTATATTAAATACAAATGATGTTATGGAGGTGTAAACAATCTATGTATGAAACGTTTGCGAAACTGCTTTCAGAGCGTGGCGTGACTACTTATAAGGTAGCACAGGACACAGGGTTGTCACAGACTATGTTTAGTGATTGGAAAAGCGGTAAGTCCAAGCCTAAAGTTGATAAGCTAAAAGTGCTTGCTGATTATTTTAATGTAAGCCTTGAAACATTTGTTGAGTAGATTATACTACTTCATTTAAATGATGTCAACAGCTAATAGTCCGATTAAATGGACAGAAAATGAGGAGGGATAAACATTGGACTTGAAAAAGATAGCCTACTATCTTGGCATTACGTTGTGCCTAGCAAGCCCGATTGCATTCGGTATATGTATGCTTGCAGGGCTTGACAACACAGTTCCGTTGTCGCTCATGATAACCAGCAATGCTTGCAGGGTATGTTCGTTGGAAGCAGAAATGACAGAAAACACAAAGGGGAGGGAGAAAGCAATGAAATTTTACAAGGTAACAACGATAGACCAGTTTCATGACAAAAGGGTATTCACAGTAGCCGCAAAGAGTCAGTACGAGGCTTTTAAAAAGGCAAGTGTTAGTCCTCTTGAAACTGTCTTGACAATCGAGGAGGTGGACTAAATGCTCAGAGTAATATCATCAGCAGAAGCGGTGGAACGGCTGAAAGCCGCAGGCTTCAATACCAACGTGAACAGGCTGAACGCAGGGCTGAGGCAAGGCGTGTATCCTTTTGGCTGTGCCATTAAGCTTAACGAGTATGTGTATGAGATATACTCAACTCTGCTTGACAAGTGGATAGCAGAGAGGTCAGAAGAAAGGACGTGAAATAATGTTAGCCGTGTTAGAGATAATCAGATGTGCCGCAGCGGTAGCGTTTGTGGTTGTGCTTGCAATGTATGTAGCGTACAGGTGGTACGAAAGTGTCAAAGAAACCGCAGAAGCAACTGTGAAAGAGGAGCTGGAGCAGGCAATCAGAGAAACCACAAGACTCGTAGTCAAGGTCGAAGTTGAAATGAAAGGAAAGTGGTAAAATGGCATTAATATTGCTGGTAACGATAGCCGTGCTTGCAGGCATAGATGTAGTGATGTATCTTGTGCTGAGTGTGGCGGAGAAGCGCTGGGAAGAAAAGTTTAAGGAGGATAAAGATGATACCGATGATAACAAAAGAGGAGTTTGAAAAGGCGGTTGAGGTTTGCACTAGTGCAAATGTTAGCTGTGCATACTGTCCGCTTAGCAAAAAAATCTATACATGCGGCGGATATCTTGCCCGCTTCATAAAAGAAAACGAGCCTGCACTGTCTGCCAACAGCACAAGCTCGGAGGTATCGACAAGAGATACCACTAATTTAACACACATTGATGATAGCACAAAAGAGCAGATTTGTCAAGCATATGATATCGCTGACAAAGCCTGTACAGATATACTCGATATCTATGGTGAAATGTCAGAGCGTGAACAGAGAGCCTTTGATATCGGCGAGGTATATGGAAAGATATGCAGTACAAGAGATAAGCTTGAAAATATGGGAGGAGCGAACTAAAATGTCAGTAAAAATAAACTCACTTGAATTTGAAAACGTAAAGAAAATAAAAGCCGTACAGCTTGAGCCTGCAAAGAATGGGCTTACTGTTATCGGCGGTAAGAACAGGCAGGGCAAGACCTCTGTCCTTGACGCTATCGCTTGGGCGCTTGGGGGAGATAAGTACAAGCCGTCCTCTCCTCAGCGTGAGGGGTCTGTTGTCGAGCCGCATTTGAAGATCACCCTCGACAACGGTATAGTAGTGGAGCGTTCGGGTAAGAACAGCTCCCTCAAAGTCACGGACAGCACAGGCAAGAAAGGCGGTCAGCAGCTTTTGAACAGCTTCGTTGAGCAGTTCGCACTTGACCTGCCACGATTTCTTACACAGTCGAGCAAGGAAAAGGCTGCAACGCTGCTTAGGATAATCGGCGTGGGCGACACCCTCTATGAGTTGGAGCATAAGGAACATTCTCTATATGACCAGCGTACCGCTATCGGCAGGATAGCTGACCAGAAGTCTAAGTTCGCAAAGGAAATGCCTGTGTACGCAAACGTCCCTGCCGAGCCTGTTTCGGCTTCGGAGCTTATCAGACAGCAGCAGGATATACTTGCTCGCAACGGCGAAAATCAGCGTAAGCGTGACCAGAAAGAATACTACGAAAAGCAGTTGGAGATTGCTAAGTCTGCCTATGAACGTGCAAAAGCAAGCTATGAAGCGGCAGTGAACAACTTCAAGCTTGCAAGCCTTGACGCAGAAAACCTCTTGGACGAAAGCACAGCGGAGCTTGAAAAGAATATCTCGGATATCGAGGAGCTGAACAAGAAGATAAGAGCAAACCTTGACAGGGAGAAAGCTGAAATAGACGCTGAGGACTACCGCTCACAGTACACATATCTCACAGAGCAGATAGAGGACGTAAGACAGGCTAAAACTGACCTGCTCAAAAATGCCGACCTGCCCCTTGAGGGACTTTCCGTTGAGGACGGAGAACTGCTGTATAACGGTCACAAGTGGGATAGTATCAGCGGAGCTGAACAGCTTATCGTCGCAACCTCTATCGTGAGAAAGCTCAACCCTGACTGTGGCTTTGTACTGCTGGACAAGCTTGAACAAATGGATACCGACACCCTTAATGATTTCGGCAAGTGGCTTGAAGAACAGGGGTTGCAGGCGATAGCCACTAGAGTTTCCACAGGTGATGAGTGCAGTATCATAATCGAGGACGGCAGGTCAATGGATAACGATAAGGAAGAAAATACAGAAACAAAAACTTGGAAAGCAGGTGCATTTTAATGGCATATGAGATAACATCAGGAGTTGTAAGCTCCGCACAGAAAGTTGTGATATATGGTCCTGAGGGCATAGGCAAATCCACTTTTGCGGCTCAGTTCCCCGACCCTGTATTTATTGATACTGAGGGAAGCACAAAGAAACTCAATATCAGACGTTTTCCTAAGCCGTCAAGCTGGGAAATGCTCAAGAACGAGGTAAAGGAAGCTATGAACGGCAGGCTCTGCAAGACCCTTGTCATTGATACATTTGATTGGGCTGAACAGCTTTGCATAGAGGCTATCTGTTCGGCATATCAGAAGAAAGGTATTGAAGACTTCGGCTACGGCAACGGCTATGTCTACGAGAAAGAGGATATAGGCAAGTTCCTTAATCTTTTGCAGGAAGTAGTTGACAGCGGTATCAACGTTGTGCTTACGGCTCACGCTCAGATGAGAAAATTTGAACAGCCTGACGAGCTGGGCGCTTATGACCGCTGGGAGCTGAAACTTGGCAAAAAGACGTCTTCTCAGATATCGCCTCTTGTGAAAGAATGGGCAGATATGGTGCTGTTTGCAAACTACAAAACATATGCCGTTGCTGTGGATAAGGACGGCAAGAAGTTCAAGGCTCAGGGCGGCGACCGTGTAATGTACACCACTCATCACCCTTGCTGGGACGCTAAAAATCGTGACGGACTTCCGCCTGAAATGCCTTTTGAGTACAGCGGCATAGCTCACCTATTTGCATATACACAGCCTGCTGAAATGCCTAAGCCTGTGCCTGTGCCGACAGTTCAGACAACACAGCCTGCACAGACAGAACAGAAAGCAGACGAGCCAAAAGCAAATGAGCCCCTTACTGATCTCAGCGGTTTTGAGGACGTTGCACCGCCGCCTATCGTTATCCCTGAGGGCATACCGAAAGCACTTGCAGACCTTATGAGAGCCAACAACGTAAGCGAATCAGACATACGCCTTGTGGTATCTCAGAGAAACTATTTCCCTTATGATACCCCTATCACAAACTATCCAGACGACTTTGTGCAGGGCTGCCTGATAGGTGCTTGGGAGCAAATGCTGCCGCTTATTAGAGAAAATCAGAAAGTACCATTTTAAAAGGAGGACAACACTATGGATAACTTTATGGAATACGGCTGGGAAGATGAGATAGTCAACGAAGGTGGGGACTTTGTCCTGCTCCCTGAGGGCGATTATGACTTCACAGTTGCAAAGTACGAACGTTCAAGACACGAGGGGTCGGCGAAAGTGCCGCCCTGCAATATGGCAAAGGTCACATTCACCATATGGGGAGCTGAGGACAGCGTGGAGATAACAGAGAACTTCTTCCTGTGCAATAAATTCGAGTGGAAGCTCTCAGCTCTTTTCCTGGCACTAGGGCTTAAAAAACACGGCGAGCCGCTGAAAATGAATTGGAACGCTATCACAGGCAAAAAGGGCAAATGCCACGTCTATGTTGACAACTACAAGAACAAGGACGGCGAGGATAGGCAGTCCAACAAGATAAAAAAGCTCTATGCCTATGACGAGAACGTGACTACCGTTCAGCCTGCCAAACAGCAGACGCCACAGTATAGTCAGCCTGCTCAGACAGGTGGCTGGAAAGCCGGTGCGTTCTGATGATGAATCTAAGACCATATCAGAACGAGGCTAAGCTTGCGATACTTGAACAATGGTCTGAGGGAATAAACAAAGTCCTTGCAGTTCTGCCGACAGGTACGGGAAAGACAATACTTTTCTCGGCTGTCACGGAAGAATGTGTGCGGCAGGGTAAGCGTGTGCTTATCCTAGCCCACAGGGGCGAGCTGCTTGACCAGGCGGCGGACAAGCTTATGAAGTCAACAGGGCTTGGGTGTGCCACCGAGAAAGCAGAGCAAAGCTGTTTAGGCTCTTGGTATCGAGTGGTGGTAGGCTCAGTTCAGACCCTTATGCGTGAGAAAAGGCTCAGGGGCTTTTCGGAGGATTACTTTGGTACCATTATCATTGACGAGGCTCATCACGCTATCTCTGACAGCTATCAGAGAGTGCTTGACCATTTCCCTAAGGCTCAGGTGCTTGGTGTGACGGCTACACCTGACAGGGGCGATATGAAGAATTTAGGCTCGGTATTCGACAGCCTTGCATATGAATACACCCTGCCGCAGGCTATCAAAGAGGGTTATCTTTCGCCTATCAAGGCTATCACAATACCGCTGAAACTTGACCTTTCGGGAGTATCAACGCAGGCAGGGGATTTCAAGGCAAGCGATATCGACACGGCACTTGACCCGTACCTTTATCAGATAGCTGATGAAATGCTCAAATACTGCAAAGAACGCAAGACAGTTGTGTTCCTGCCGCTGGTCAAGACTTCTCAGAAGTTCCGTGATATCCTTATCAGCAAGGGCTTCAATGCCGCTGAGGTCAACGGAGAAAGCACAGACAGAGCAGAGATACTTGAAGCTTTCGACAAGGGCGAATACAACGTCCTTTGTAACTCAATGCTCCTCACAGAGGGCTGGGACTGTCCGTCAGTTGACTGCGTTATCGTACTAAGACCAACAAAGGTGCGTGGACTGTACTGTCAAATGGTAGGCAGAGGCACAAGGCTCTGCGAGGGCAAGACAGAGCTTTTACTGCTGGACTTCCTGTGGCACACAGAACGTCACGAGCTTTGCAGACCTGCACACCTTATCTGTCAGAACGAAGAAGTCGCCGAGAAAATGACCGAAAACCTTGCCAATGAAGCAGGCTGTGCGGTAGATATCGAGGAAGCCGAAAAGCAGGCAAGCGAGGACGTTGTGGCACAGCGTGAGGAAGCCCTTGCAAAGCAGCTCAAAGAAATGAAAACACGCAAGCGAAAGCTTGTTGACCCTTTGCAGTATGAGATGTCGATACAGGCTGAGGACTTGTCCTCATATGTTCCTGCTTTTGGCTGGGAGTGCGCTCCTGCTACCGATAAGCAGAAAGCAAAGCTTGAAAAGCTGGGCATTTTCCCTGATGACATAGACAACGCAGGCAAGGCAAAGCTTATCCTTGACCGACTTGAAAAGCGCCGCAATGCAGGACTTACCACCCCTAAACAGATAAGGCTGCTTGAAAGCAAGGGCTTTGAACACGTTGGCTCTTGGAGCTTTGACAGCGCAAGCAAGATGATAGCCCGTATCTCTGCCAACGGCTGGAGGCTGCCGAGAGATATCGACCCTAAGACCTACACACCTGAGAACTAAGGAGAAGTGAATGGATAACACAAATTTGCTTAAAATGCTTGAATACATAGACCCTGCAAGCTGTGATTATCAGGAATGGGTCAATGTTGGAATGGCTCTCAAACACGAGGGCTATTCCGTGAACGATTGGGACAACTGGTCAAGATCAGACAGCCGTTATCACAGCGGCGAGTGTGAACGCAAGTGGCAAAGCTTCAACGGCAATGCTCAGCCTGTGACCGCAGGAACTATCGTGCAAATGGCAAAGGAAAGAGGATACAGCCACCGTGAGTTTCAGGCATACGATTGGGACGGCGAGATAGTCGCAGAAGAAAGCAGTCCCCTTGTAAACGGCGGCGAGGGCATACCTATCATAGAGCCTGCCGATTGGGAGCCTGTCAAGGAGATAGTCACATATCTTGAAACCCTCTTTGAGGCAGGCGAGAACGTGGGCTATGTAACACAATCGTGGGAAACCGAAAAGGACGGCAAGACCAAGTATCTGCCCACAAAGGGCTGCTGCGACCGCACGGCAGGAGAGCTTATCAGACTGCTGGGTGAATGCAACGGCGACATAGGTGCGGTATTCGGCGATTACAAAGAGGAAGCAGGAGCGTGGATACGTTTCAATCCTCTTGACGGCAAGGGAGTAAAGAACGAGAACGTAACAGACTTTCGTTATGCTCTCGTTGAAAGCGACAGTATGCCGATCGAGCAGCAGAATGCTGTAATGAGAGAGCTTGAACTTCCTATCGCTGTGCTTGTATACAGCGGCGGAAAGAGCGTTCACGCTATCGTTAAGATAGACGCTCCCAACTATGATGAATACCGCAGGCGTGTTGATTTTCTTTACAAGGTCTGCAAGGAAAGCGGTCTTGACATAGATAAGCAGAACCGCAATCCTTCACGTCTTAGCCGTATGCCCGGTGTGATGAGAAACGGCAAGAAGCAGTTCATCATTGACAAGAACATAGGCAAGGAGAGCTTTTCGGAATGGAAAGATTACATAGAAAGTATCAATGACGATCTCCCTGACCCTGAGAGCCTGAGTGCTGAGTGGGACAATCTGCCTGAGCTTGCTCCGCCCCTTATTGACGGCGTTCTCAGACAGGGTCACAAAATGCTCATAGCAGGTCCGTCAAAAGCAGGCAAGTCATACGCACTTATCGAGATGTGCGTAGCGATAGCTGAGGGGGTCAAGTGGTTTGGCTGGCAATGCACCAAAGGAAAGATACTGTATGTAAACCTAGAGCTTGACAGAGCCTCTTGTCTGCACCGCTTCAAGGACGTATACACCGCAATGCACCTAGAGCCTGAAAACCTCAGCAGCATAGACATATGGAACTTGCGAGGTCACAGCGTACCAATGGATAAGCTTGCACCAAAGCTTATACGCCGAGCAAGCAAGAAGAATTACATTGCCGTGATAATAGACCCTATCTACAAGGTCATAACAGGCGACGAGAACTCAGCAGACCAAATGGCGCACTTCTGCAACCAGTTTGACAAGGTATGCACAGAGCTTGGCTGTGCGGTCATATACTGCCACCACCACTCAAAGGGAGCGCAGGGCGGTAAGCGTTCAATGGACAGAGCCAGCGGTTCAGGAGTATTCGCCCGTGACCCTGACGCACTTCTTGACCTTTCAGAGCTTGACATTTCAGACAGCCTTTACAAGCAGCAGGAGGACGAAACTGTTTGCCGAATCTGTGAGAACTGGATGAGGAGGTTTTACAGAAATACTGATGAGCTTTGCTCACAGGACGATCTTGTTACGCCGTCTAAAATGCTGGAGATAACGCACAAGTACCTGCACCCGAACTCATACAAGCTTATGATGACCGACATAGACAAGGCTAAGCTTGCGGTGAGAAACCGCACAGCGTGGCGTATAGAGGGTACGCTGAGAGAGTTCCCGAAGTTTGCTCCCCTCAATCTGTGGTTTGATTATCCTGTTCACAGAGAGGATACTGTGGGCGTGCTTAAAGACTGCGAGGTAGAGGACAGCACACCTATTTGGAAGAAGAATTTCAGCAAGAAAAAGACCAATGAAGACCGCAGCAAGGAACGCAAGGAGAGCATTGAAACGGCTTTCAGCGGCGTGCAGGAGAACGGCAAGTGCCGCATTTCTGAGTTGGCGGAGTACATAGGAAAGAGTGAAAAGACCGTTGGAAGATACCTCAAAGAGCACGGCGGTTTTTGGATAGAAGAAGGAGAATGCGGCTTAAAAGCTCAGTAGACAGACAAGACAAAATCGAATTTTTAAACTTTTGGCAGACAAGAAAAAATCGAGAAAGTGTCAGGACAAAATCGAACTATTTTCTTGTTGGACAGTATCGAAAATTACCGAGTTTGTCGGACGGACAGACAAACATATATTACTACGTAATATATATCTTGTCCGCTAGAAGCGGCGGACAAGAATATTACTAGCAGTAATACCCGACCGCTCGAAAGGAGAATTACAATGACTGAATTTTTTATGGCAATGATACCGCCGACGGCTACGGCTCAGGAACACAAAGTAGCTGTGAGAAATGGCAAGCCGATATTTTACGACCCACCCGAAGTCAAGGCGGCGAAAGAGAAACTCACAGCAAACCTTGCAAGGCACATACCGTCCGAGAAATACATCTGTGGGATAAGGCTGATAACAAAGTGGCTGTTCCCAAATGACGGCAAACACAAGGACGGAGAGTACAAGACCGACAAGCCTGACACAGACAACTTGCAGAAGATGTTCAAGGACTGTATGACAAAGCTTGACTTTTGGACTGATGACCAGCTTGTGGCGAGTGAGATATGCGAGAAGTTCTGGGCGAACACGCCAGGTATTTATGTGAGGATAGAGGAGCTATGACGATACACGAGGTAAAGAAAAGTCTTGGACGCAGGGTAAGCTACAACGGCTCTGATTGCTACGAGCTGACAGGGTGCATTATCCGCAAGAGCAGCAAGACAGGTCAATTCTTCTATCAGGCGGAGATCGCTGACAAGACTTGTGGGAATACGCTGGTGTATTGCAGGTTGGAGGAGTTGAGATGTAAGGAGGCAAAAGAATGAAAACACATGATCTGAAACTTAGCATAGAATTTTGTGACGCCGTTCTGAGCGGCGAGAAAACTTTCGAGGTCAGAAAGAATGACAGAGGTTTTCAGACGGGAGATCTGATAAGATTTATACCGACTGACGGAACGTCTTATCGTAGCTCGGACGGCACAATAAGAGAACACGCAGAACACGAGATATCAGGGCATACATACAAGATAACATATATCCTCAACGGCTGGGGAATAAAGAATGGGTATGTTGTGCTGGGGATTAAGGAGTATTGACAAACTGAGGAGGTATAACAATGTCAAGATATATTGACGCAGAAAAGTTAAAGTGTTCTATTGATTCGGAAACAGACAGCATATTTGATTGGGATATGACCATAGAAGAACTTTATTATAACCTGTGCAAACTGGTTGATGATGAACCTACCGCAGACGTGCAGGAAGCAAGGCACGGAAAGTGGGAAAGCACAGAATTAATGTATGAAAACGGCTGTACAAGATGTAGTGAATGTAAAACAGAATATTATGCAAGCGATTTAGAAGAAATATGCGGCGATACGTTCCCGACTTATTGTCCACTTTGCGGAGCAAGAATGGACGGTGTTGCTAATGGCTGACCCAATGACCATGTCACGCCTGAAAGCCTACCGCAGGAACGCCGCAGCCATTGAGGACATCAAGGCAGAGCTTTCAGGCAAGTACGTTGCCGACACTATCAGCGTATGCACGCCACCGTCATACACACCCCACAGCACACGCATAGACGGCTTTCTGCCAAGCGGCGATACACTTTCACTGCTGTGCGAGCAGGCACGGCTAGAGCGTGAGCAGAGGGCTATTGAGGAGTTTATCAAGGGGATAGAAGACTATCAGACACGGCGAATGTTCGTGCTGAAATTCATCAAGGGTAAGACGTACTTGCAGATAGCAATGCAGGTAAGCGGTGGGAGAATGTCAGAGAGCTGTATCAAAATGCGTATACAAAGATATTTGCAAAAAACATGATAAATGTGACGTTTGTGACTTTTTACTATGTTATAATTTAAACTGAGGAAAGTGTAGATGTACCTCTGACGAGTATTTTCGTTAAAACCACCTCCAATTTTCTAAGCCCCGAAAGGGGCTATGCAGGGAAAGCGAGCCACCGCTAAGACCTGCTCCACCATTTTACAAAACTCCTTATAATATTTTCACGAAAGCGGCTGCGTTTTGCGGTCGCTTTTGCGTTGCGTCGTAAAAAGTTCATAAATGTCGAATTTTTGATATACTGCATAAAAAATACAAATGCTATTTATGCAGTATATAGAAATTCGGTGCATTTCGTTGATTTTCGCTCTGATTAGTGATATTATTTAAGAAATATTATTATGAGGAGTGATTGTACTTGGTAGTCAAATTTAATGGTAATAAACCGTTTAAAATGGAGGAACATCAAAGCAATAAACTTACTACAAAATGTTTTTTATGTGGACAACAGGCAAAAAGCCGAATATTTTATGATGGATTTGAGAATGGAAATTGCATATGTTGTAATTGCGAAGATCAGCTAAAAGGAATGTTTAAAGATTATTTATTAGCAGAATCAAACTTCAACAAAACAGCACTTGAAGAATTAGTGGAAGGATTACGCAATGAAACTATAACGCAGTTAGATAGTCAAATTCATAAAGAAGGCTATAAATATGCCCAAGAGGTTAGCATTGTAGATGATTTTGATGATACATTAACCCTTCAAGAAGTTCAACAGAATAATATATTTTATTCGATAAAATATCAATTTTGTTATGACAAAATGATAAATTATATGAAGAATAAATATAATGAAGACCCTTATATAGTCAGATTTTTTGAAACTACGGATTACTATGACCCTGAGGGTTTGTATAGCAGAGATACAAATGCTATATGTGGCATTGCAAAAATATATAATAACGGAACCACGGTTATTTTTGGCGATTTAAAAGTTGTTTTGGATAGATCGAAATATAACCAATAAAATTAATAATATTGAGTGTTCAAAGCTCCGCTTGTCGGGGCTTTTTTCATACCCTAAAGAAAGGACGGTGCCCCCATGACAGCACGGCAAAAGAAATTTGCAGAATACTATGCTCAGAGCGGCAACACCGTTCAGAGTGCTATAAAGGCAGGATACAGCGAGAAGTATGCGAAAGCTGACGCCTGCAAAATCCTAGATAATCCTAGTGTTGCGGAGTATATCCGTGAACTGTCCGAGAAAGCTCAGGACGAGCGTATAATGACTGCAAAGGAGAGGCAGGCACTCTTGTCTGATATCGCTAAGGACGGCAAGAATGACCCTGCTAACCGTATCAGAGCCGTCGATACCCTCAATAAAATGACAGGAGAGTATGTGGCTAAGATACAGGCGGAGGTCAAGACCTCTGAAAAGCTTTCAGACGTTTTCGCTCAGATAGGCGGTGAGGGGCTTGACGAGTAAGTTTCCCCTGTCGCAGAAGTATATGGACTTCATCAACAGCGTTCGGGGCGTGTCTGCGGATTTTCTTGAGGGGACTACCGCAAGCGGCAAAACAACTGTGGGCGCAGGCATAAAGTTCATGCGTATGGTGTCGGCAAGCAGGAAAAAGCTTCACGTCATTGCCGCTAAGACTACGGGAAAGGCTGAGGAAACTATCATTCAGCAGGATAACGGCATTCTTGACCTGCACACCAATGCTCGGTACTTCGGCAACGGTGATAAGGACTACAAACTGCCGCATATCAAGTTTGAGGGCAAGATAATCTATGTTCTGGGATATGACAACAAGGATAAGTGGGAAATGGTGCTGGGCGCTCAGTTCGGCTGCGTTTATATCGACGAGATAAATACCGCTGATATCGAGTTTGTCCGTGAGATGTCAACCCGTAACGATTACCTTATGGCGACTCTCAATCCTGACGACCCCTCCCTACCTGTGTATAAAGAGTTTGTAAACCGCTCACGTCCGTATCAGAAATACGCCTGTGACGTGCCTGCGGAGATAATGAAAGAGCTTGCAGAAGAACCTGTACCCAATTGGCGGTACTGGTTCTTTACTTTTCGTGATAATCTTTCTCTTACTGATGAGGATATCAAGCGGAAAATGGCTGCCGCTCCGAAAGGCACAAAGCTGTATAAGAACAAGATACTCGGTCTGAGAGGACGTGCAACAGGGCTTGTGTTTGACCTGCAAAAGCGAAATATTCTTACCGCAGAGCAGGCGAAAGCTTTTACCTTCGTGTATTTCTCAGCAGGACTTGACACCGCTTATTCGCAGTCCTCACCCGATACCATAGCGTTCACCTTTGTGGGCATAACGGCTGACAGAAGGTGCGTCACTCTTGACGAGGAAGTGTATAACAATCGTGACAGGCAAGTGCCTCTCACACCCTCCGACATACCGAAAATATTCACGGCGTTCTTGGAGAAAAACCGCAGGACGTGGGGCTTTGCACGAGATGTGTATATCGACAGCGCAGATCAGGCGACCATACTTGAATGTCAGAAGTTCGGACGGCTCACAGGCAGCATATATAATTTTATCCCGGCATTCAAGAAAACGAAAATAATCGACCGAATACACTTGCAGTCAGCTTGGCTGGCGGCAGGTGATTTTTATATCCTTGAGCATTGCAAGGAGTACGCAGACGAGCTTAACATATACAGCTGGAAAGAGGATAAGTCTGAGCCGGAGGACGGCAACGACCACCTTATCAATTCCTGTCAGTATGCTTGGCTGCCGTATCGTGACAAGATAGGAAGTGTGAAGATTGACTAAATTCAGCATAGGAAGCAAGGTGAAAAATATGATAAGAAACTGGCTTGATATCCAGCCTGCACCCGAATACAGCATAACTATCACAGAGAAAACAGGTTTTATGACAGATGTGATAAGGTCACAGCTTTGGTATCGTGGTGACGCCGCAGAGCTTTCACAGTTCTTTCGTCAGCTTAACTTAGGCACAAATTCATTCTGGAGCAGCGTCCCTGAGAATGAAAAGATACGCAAGATACATAGCGGTCTGCCTGCAATAATCGCCGATACGCTGTCATACATTGTCTATTCTGATATGGACGATATCAAAGTCACAGGGGACAAAGCAAAGGCTGACTTTGATAATATTTCCGAGCATATAGACTTCACAGAGCTGACAGGCAAGGCGATAGTTACCGCACTTGTTGACGGCGACGGAGCTTTCAAGATATCTGTCGATACTGAGCTTTCCGATACGCCAATAGTCGAGTTTATCGGTGCTGACAAAGTGGAGTATAACTTTGTACGAGGTCTGCTGAACGAGGTCATTTTTCATTCTGTGCATTATGCAGGCTCAAAGAGATTTCACCTTGAAGAGCATTACGGCAAGGGATACATAGAAAGCCGTCTGTATGACGATAACGGTCACGAGGTCGGCTTGGACAACGTGCCTTGCCTTGCACAGATACCGCCCCGAACTGAGTTTGAGGGTGAGTATATAATGGCTGTGCCGCTGAAATTCTTTTCATCACGAAAATATCCAAACAGGGGCAAGAGCATTTTTGACGGCGGTAAGTCTGATTGCTTTGACGCTTTGGACGAGGTGATCTCACAATGGTGGGACGCTATCAGAGCAGGCAGGGTAAAGCAGTATATCCCCGAAAGCATGATACCTAGAGATCCTGCAAGCGGTAAGCTTAAAGCGCCTAACCAGTTCGGCAACAGTTACATAAGTATTGATCCACCGCTTTCGGCAGAGGGTGCAGCGCCTAAGATAGAAGTAGTTCAGCCTGATATCAAGTATGAAGCGTTTGTGGCAAGCTATACGAATTGCCTGCTTATGTGTCTGCAAGGGCTTGTATCTCCTGCCACGCTTGGCATAGATGTGGGCAAAATGTCAAGTGCGGACGCTCAACGAGAGAAGAAAGACGTCACAGGCAACACCCGAAACACTATCGCAACGGCTCTTGAAAAGGCTCTGCCGCAGCTTGTTTCTGCTGTGCTTATGACCTATGATAATATGCAGGGCAAAGCCCCTGAGACTTATGAGGTGACAGTTGACTTCGGCGAGTACGGTGCACCTGACTTTGACAGCAGAGTTGAAACTGTGGGCAAGGCAAGCACGTATGGTATTATGTCAGTTGAAACGCAGGTGGAGGAGCTGTGGGGCAGTTCTAAAGAGGACGATTGGAAAGCCGCAGAGGTCAAGCGGATAATGCAGGAAAAGGGGCTTACAGAGGGTGAGCCTACTGCGGTAGGTGATGAGTACGGTCCTCGCCCGGACGGAGCATTATAGTTTCCGTACATTTGAATTTGTTTAACCCCTGTTGCTATCAACTACTTGGAGGTGGTCAGTATTCTCAGCTTCAAAGACATCGCAAAGATATTTGAGGAGATAGAGCTAAGGCTCATATCTTCACTGAAACGCAATCTCAAAAGGCACAAGGCGGAGGAGCAGCGTTACGGCTTTGAATGGTCTGCTTGGCAGGCTGAGAAACTGAAAAATATGGAGAACTTCCGCCGTGAAAACCTTGACATTATGAACGAGTACGTTGACGTTATCGACGATCAGACAAGACAGCTTATGACGGAGCAGTTTCAAGAGGGTCAGCAGCAGGCACAAAGGAGCGCCCAGGAGCTTTCTGACGAGCCTATAACACCTATCCCCGACAAGCATTTCTTTGGCGTGAACGAAAAGAAAATGGCAAAGCTTATGGAAGACGTCACCACCCTTGAAAAGACCGCTGAAACAGCCGCTCTGCGAATGACAGACGATATTTACAGGCAGACATTGAATAGGGTACAGCTTGCAATGGGAACAGGCTCTATGACGCTTAACGAGGCTATTGACCTTGCCACAAAGGACTTCCTCGACAAGGGCATAAACTGTATCGTATACGCTGACGGCAAGCGAGTGAACATTGCAGACTATGTGCGAATGGCTCTGCGGACAACTTCCACAAGAGCAAAGTTACAAGGAGAGGCGAAACGCTTTGCAGAGCTTGGCTATGATACTGTGCTTGTGTCGCAGTATGGCGGCTGTTCAAAGACCTGTGAGCCTTGGCAAGGTCAAGTATACATTGATGATGTGTTCACGGTATGGGAGGGGGAAAAGGACGAGTTTCAAGGCAAGTCAAATTACTGCGGTGAGTGGTTTTGGCTGCTGTCGTACGCCGTAAAGAACGGGCTTTTCCACCCCAACTGCCGTCACACAATGACGCAGTATATACACGGCAGAACGCAGATACCTGAGCCGATACCGGCGGAGAAGATAAAAGAGCAGCGAGAGCTTGAGCAGAAACAGCGTGCAATGGAGCGGAAGATACGCAAGCTAAAACGCTTTGCGGCAGGCACCTGCGACCCTGATACAGCCAAGGAATACCGCCGAAAGCTCAGGCAGGCTCAGCACGAATTAAAGGTGTTCGTTGAGGAGCATAATGAGGTGCTGCATAGGGATCATAGCAGGGAGAAGTATTATGGTGGTGGTGTTGACAAATCGGGAAAAAGTGGTATAATAGAGGTAGACAAAGATACGTTGAAAAAATATCTTGGAAAACCGATAACACAAGCTGACAGTCAGCATGTTCGTGAATGGTATTATGCAAATGTAACGGATATCCCTAATCAGATAGATAAAACAAAACCCTTTGAAGAACAGGTCAAGCAGGCTTTTGAACTGAGAAATTACTATAAACACGAAGCTCGCGTTGCTATGTCTGATAAGAAAACGGCTATGATGCTTGATGAAAAACGTCCTGCACCAACGTTTGAAAAGTTATTAAAGGATAAAATGAAGCGCAAGAACATGACAAAAGACGAAGCTTTAAAAGATATTTTAGAAACTGCGTCAAAAACAAATGACGAAGTAAACAAGAACTACGGCTTATAAAGGAGGGCTTGATATGACAAAATTTGATTATACGATTTTCAAGGATAATAGTCAAAGTGAGTTTAAAAAAGCTTGCAAACTGATCGAGCGTAGTTTTCCTGACGCAAAGAAAAATAAGCTGTTAATTGATGTTGACGGCTCTACGATTCAGACATATACAAAAGACGGTAAGGACATTGATGTATATGATGATTATGACGTTGGGGCTGTGTTCGTTAAATCAGAAATAGATCTTGATAATATTTTTTCTTGACCGCTCCGCTACGGCGAGGCGGTATTTTTATACCCAAATATCGGAACTAAGCACCTTAACGGGTGCTTTTTTCATACACAAATTTAAGAAAGCGAGGTCAGAAAATGGACGAGAAAAAGAAACTCCCTGATGAGGAGGAGAAGAAAACTCCCGACACTCACGAGGAGAAAAAGGACGAGCCAAAGGCTGAGGAAAAGCCTGCGGACAAGGCAGATGAGAACTCTGCCGACAAGGAACAGCCTGCGTCGGACGATAGTCAGGCTGACGAGAACGGAGAGGGTGCTGACAAGCCTGCGGAAGATAAGCAGGAACAGCCAAGCGAGGATAAGTCCGACAAGCAGGACAGTGCAGAGAACGCACCTGATGAAAAGGACCAGGAGATACTCAGACTCAAAACTCAGATAGCCGCTATGCAGCTTGGTATCAAGCCCGACTGTATCGAGGACGCTGTTGCGGTGGCTGAAAGCTATGTGAGAAACGGCAGTCAGCAGGATATCAACGCCGCCCTTTCTGCGGTTGTGAAGAAGTATCCAGACATGAAAGGCGAGGGCGATAAAAAGTCCGACGGCAAAAAGCAGGGCGGTTTCAAGGTCGGTGCAGGATCTTCGGATACTGATGAAAAGAAGCCACAGAGCAAACCAACAGCGCAGAAACGTTGGAACAAATTCAAGTAAAAACAGGAGGAATGAATCATGCCAAATCTTAATTACGCAGAAGTATGGAACCCCGAACTCTTGGAGATAAGGATTCAGGAAACACTGTCAAGCCCGTTCATCACACAGAATGTAAGGTGGCTTGACGCAAAGACTTTCCACTTCACACAGATGTCAACATCAGGCTACAAGAGCCACAACAGAAACGGCGGCTGGAACACAGGTAAGTATGTTCAGACGGACGTGCCTTTCACTCTTACACACGATCGTGACGTTGAGTTTCTTGTGGATAAGGCTGACGTTGACGAAACAAACTCATCAGCGTCTATCAAGAATATCTCAGAGGTATTCGAGAAAACACAGTCTGCTCCCGAAACGGACGCTCTGTTCTTCTCAAAGACAGCTCAGAGAGCGGCAGAGCTTGAGGGCTATCACTCATCAACAGCCGCTTCATCATACACAAAGGGCAACGTGTTCGACAAGCTCAAAGGCTTTCTTTCATCAGGCAAGCTGAGAAGATACAAGTCTAACGGCTCGCTCATTATGTATGTGACTTCCACAATTATGGACCTGCTGGAGCAGTCTGACAAGTTCACACGAAAGATAGAAATGACGCAGATCGCAGAGGGAGGACTTGGTCTTAGAACAAGAGTGACCGACATTGACGGTGTACCTATCATGGAGGTCATTGATGATGAGCGTTTCTATGACCGTTTCAACTTTGACCCTGAGGACGGCGGTTTTGAGCCTTGCGTGGCAAGCTATGTAAAGACCGCTGATACTGATATCGTGAGCGGCAAGGAGTATTACACCGAATCAAGCGGCTCTTACACTAAGGTATCAGGCACACCGAGCAAGTCTGCACTTGATACATATTATGAAAAGGTCGCAGGCTCACACAAGATAAACGTGCTTATCGCAACACCTGAGACTACAAAGATAGTGCCTAAGATCAACAGCATTTACAGCTTTGCTCCGGGCGGACACACAAAGGGTGACGGCTGGCTCTATCAGAACAGAGCGTTCTCAGATGTTTTCACTTTCCCGAACGGCAAGGACGGAAAGATAGACAGCATTTACGCTGACGTTGACACAGCAGAGTACAGCGAGTAAGGGGTGAGGGATATGTACCTCACCTCTACTGAGTTTTGCAATATCTGTCCTGAGTGTGATATCTCCGAAGAACAGTTCTCGGCTATTCGGCAAAGAGCAGAAAGCGATATCGACACGCTGACTTTCAACCGCATAACAGCAGAGGGCATTGACAGCTTTACAGACTTTCAGAGAGAGCGTATAAAGCGTTCCACAGCCTTGCAGATGAAATTCATCTATGACAATTCGGAGCTGTTAGAAAGCCCTCTGAGCGCTTACAGCATAAGCGGAGTTTCAATGTCATTCGATAAGTCAAAGGTGGTATCTCTTGACGGCGTTATCACAACACGTCAGGTCTACAATGTGCTTATGCAGACAGGACTATGTTACAGGGGGCTGATGTGATGAAGTTTCCTCAGCTTGTACCTGAAAGGGTATGCAAAACGCCCTGCAAGGTCTATCGAACGGACGGACTTAATCGTGACGGCTCAAAGAAGCAGACGGTCATATTTGAGGGCAAATGCTTTCACTCTGAGAAGTCAAGGCAGAAATTATCCGCAGAGAAACAGCTTATAACCTTGTCAGGCGAGGCTCTTTTCTGCGGAGATATCGCCCCTGATAACGCCGTTGTAGAGGGCTATGCGGTCATAGGTGGCAGGACGTACAAGATATATGGTTCTGAGAAAGCCAAAGACCCTGACGGCAGGGTGAATTACACAAGATTGGAGCTGATATAATGGGCATTGAAATAAAGCTTGATATGCAGGCGATAAAGGCTATCGAAGACGCTGCTGTGAAGTCTGCTGAGGTGGCTATGGAGCAGGTGAGGACAGACCTTGTAAGTGCTCAGACAATGCCGTTCGATACAGGCGATATGCAGAATAATCAGACCTTTGTCCACGCTGACGAAAGCGGTGCAAGTCTTGTGACAGGCTCTCCGCAGGCAAGACGTTTGTACTATCACCCTGAGTATCATTTTCAGAAAGGCAATAACCCTAATGCAGGTGCGGCTTGGCTTGAACCATATATCACAGGCAGTAAAAAGGACCTTGCCAAGAATGAGTTTGTGGCAGAGTTCAAAAAGAGGACAGGCGTATGACTTTACTTAACATAGCGGATATGCTGAGCGATATCCTTGACTTGCAGGACGTGTATGCAGGCACTATTGACGGCAACCTTGACAAGTGCATAGGCGTGTACAACGCAAAGACCTCAAAGCCACAGCGTATCTGCATAGGTGGAAAAGCCTGCACAAAAACACTTGAAAAACATATCTCGGTGCTTATTCATTGGACTGATACTCCCACGCAGGCAGAGATAAAGGCTCAAAGCATTCTTGATATCCTATCCGATATCCGTCAGCATAAGGGTGACGGCTTTATGGTAAAGTATCTCGAATGCAAAGAGCCTGTTTCTGTTGGCAGGGACGAGCGAGGCGTGTGTGAATATGTTATCGAGGCAACAGTATATTACGAAAGGAATGAATGAGTATGGCAAACACAACAGGAGTTTATCCCGTATATGAAAACCAGTTCAAGATAGACAAGACAGGCGGCGACGGCTCGACAGAGAGCAATCTTGTGACTATTGCCGATATGGAGAGCTTTTCAGTATCCATTGACGGCAATATCGAGGAGTGGAAGCCTTTTGATCAGCAGGGGTGGACAAGACGTTTGCTCACTGGTAAGTCTATCACTATCAGTATCTCAGGCAAGAGAAACGTCGGTGACGCAGGCAATGACTACATCGAGAGCCTTGCACTCAAAACAGGTGCTGCGGCGACCACAACCCTTGTGTGGAACTTTCCAAGCGGAGCAAAGCTTGTTATCAAGGGCGTTGTCAGCGTAACAGAATGGGGCGGCGGAGATTCAACAGCAGTTGCGCCGCTTGCGTTCGACTTTGCTTCCGACGGCAAGCCTGAGTTTACAGAGGCGGCAGCGTAAGAACACAGACAAAACAGGGGAGCGTTCAAAGCGCTCTCCTAATTTTATATATCAGAAAGGATAATAACTATGGCAAAGATGTATACACTCGACAGCAAGCTTCTTACAGGTACACCTGAGATAAGAGTAGGCGACAAGGTCTACCCTGTGGACGACAGGCAGAAAACTGTCAAGAAGATACTTGACATCTGCGACAAGAACGCTGAAAAGAAAGACCTTGATATGATAGACGAGGTTTTCAAGCTTGCATTCGCACCAAAGGACTACAAGGAGATAGAGGCAATGAATATGCCTTGGGCGGCATATCAGCAGCTTTTCACTCTTGTTATCTCAGCGGTAACAGGCGAGGACGCAGAAAAGACAGAGGCTCGATTTCCACAGGAAAACGCAGAGTAAGTTTGAAGAAAGCTGGTACGATCTTGACTATGACCGAGAGCTTATCATACAATCCATTGCAAAGCAGTACAATATCCTGCCCTCAGAGCAGGAAAATCTGCATTACAGCGATTGGTACAGGCTCGTTGCAGGGCTTATGCACGATACGCCGCTGGGTCAGATAGTTCGTATCAGGAGCGAAGACAACAAGGACATCATAAAGAATTTCGACAGGTATGAAAAGCAGATACGCTCAGAATGGACGGCGTTCAGAAGTCAGAAAGCAAGAGAAACGTTCACAGAGCAAGACAAGCTTGAAACTGCGAGATACTTTGAAAGGCTGTTCAAGGGAATGTTCGGAAAGGCAGGTGATAAGTAATGGCAGACGGAGCAAGCGTTGGTGTTATATCTCTTGACCTTGTGATAAAAAACAAGGTGCAGGAGCAGCTTGACAAGATATCTGCAAGCATACAGAACGGCTTTTCAAAGCCAGTAGAGCAGGCAGAGAAAGCTGTTGAGAACGCTATGGATAAGACCACTAAAGCCATAGACGAGGGCTTTGGCAGTGCGTCGGAGATCGCTCAGAAGAGTATGCAGGAGGCTACTGCAAAGGTGGTGTCTGAAATTGATAAAGCCAATGAGCATATAAAAAACACCACCGACCAAATCGAAAACATCAAGCCTAAAGTTGTGCAGATACATTACAATCCTGAGTATGACCCTGATAAGATAGAGGCTGAGGTTGATGATATCGCTCAGCAAATTACGGCAAAAGCTGACGAGGCGGCTAAAACAGCGACAGAGAGCTTTGGCGATTTTGAAATACCTGAAAGTGAATTTGAAAGGCTTAATCTCCAGCTCGAGAATGCAACAGAAAAAATGAGCCTGTTGCAGGCTAAGTATAAAGAGCTTAACGGTCAGCTTGCCGATACAGATGATAGCGGAATTGATAAACTCATTGGAAAACTGAATAGCGTTGAGGCTCAGATGATACGTCAGCAGGCTGTTATTGACAAGACAAAGGCAAAGATGGGCGATTTAAGCAATTTAAAGGCTTTGGAAACTGAGAAAATTGTAGCCGCTGCTGTTGCAGAAGTGGAACAGCAGGCTAGCCTTGCGGCAGAAAAGCTGAGGACAGAAGCACTTTCGGCGGCAATGGAAACAGCGGAGGGTTTTAAAACTGCTGCCGACCCGTTGGAAAGGCTCAAGCAGAAGTTTGAGATTAACCAAAACGCTATTGAGCGAACAGAAACTGAAATAAAAAGATTACAGGCTGAATTAACAATGACTGATGACGCAATGGAATCAGAAAAGTTGTCCGATAAAATCGAACAAGCGAAAAGTCAGTTAATAGTTCTGTACGATACGAGCGACAAATTAAGCGCAAAAATCAAAGAGGGTGGAAAAAGTTTCTCTGTAATATCTTCTGCGGCAAAAAGAGCGGCAAACCTTGTAAAATCAGCTTTTAAAGCAATGAAGTCTGTTGGCTCGAAGGCTGTTGACGCAGTTAAATCCAAATTCAGCAGGCTTAAAACAACTATCGACAGCACTTCAAAACCGCTGAGCAAGTTTACACATTCGCTCAAATCTGCCGCAAAAAGAGTGTTCTTAATGGCAGGCGTGCTTGTTTTGCTGAAAGGAATACGTTCCGCTGTTGCAAACGCTGTCTCAGGCAACGAAGAATTTGCCAAGTCCTTAAACGAAATAAAAGCAAACCTCACCATAGCTTTCACACCGATAATGAACACAGTTATGCCGTATCTCAATACGCTTATGACGGGCGTATCGACGGCGACAAAAACTGTGGCAGCGTTTGTATCTGAGCTTTTCGGCACGACCTATCAGAAGTCCTTGCAGGCGACAAAGCAGGCGCAGAAATCAGCGGAGAAGATAAAGAAAACTCAGGACACTTACCTTGCGGACTTTGACGTTGTAAGAGTTGCACCGGATCAGAGCAAGTCCGATACAGACAGTTCAGAGGGCGGCATTGATTACTCAGCCATAAACGGCGACAACGTTCAGCTTCCTGATTGGGCGGAGCGTATGAAAGACGCTATAAAGTCAGGGGACTGGGCAGGAGTAGGCTCTCTTGTGGCTGAAAAGGTCAACGGAGCTTTCGCATATATCAACTGGGACGGTATTCAGAAAAAGCTGAATGGCTTTGTGGATAAGCTTACAGACGGTCTGAACAGCTTTATAAACGGCGTGGATTGGACAGGTCTTGGGGACAGCTTCGGCGGCGGTATAAACACTATTTTTGGCGCAGGATACCGCTTTATGAAGAAGTTCGATTGGGCAGGCTTCGGTAAAGGCACAGCCGATTTTCTTAATGGCGGTATAAAGAAAACGAATTGGTCGCTTATCGGCAAGACCCTTGCTTCAAAATGGCAAGCTATCATCGACTATCTTTATTCGTTCGTTACCACCTTTGATTGGTCTGGCTTTGGCTCGTCCATAGGCACTTCTGTGAACGGTTGGTTTGATGAGATTGATTGGGGTAAGGCAGGAACGACTATCTCTGAGGGCGTGAAAGGTCTGCTTGATACGGCAATAAACTTCCTGCAAACTGTAAATTGGCGGGGCATAGGCGAAAAGCTGTGGACGTTCATTTCTACAATAGATTGGAGCGGCATTGTCACAAAGCTTTTCAAGGCGATAGGCTCAGCCATTGGCGGTGCGGTATCGGTGCTGTGGGGCTTTATCAAGGACGCTGTTTTCAGTATCCGTGACTACTTTACGGAGAAGATACAGGACTGTGGCGGTAATATCGTTGAGGGGCTTTTCACAGGTATCGTTGACGCTTTCAAGGGCATAGGCACTTGGCTTTATGACCATGTTCTTACACCATTTATTGAGGGCTTCAAGAACTGTTTTGGTATTCACAGCCCTAGTAAGGTCATGGCTGAAATGGGCGGATATATCATACAAGGTCTGTACAATGCCGTATCTGAGGGTATTGCAAAGATAAAGGAGATCTTCACAAAGCTTCTTAACGCTGTCAAGGGCGTTTTCAAAGGCATAGGCAAGTGGTTTAAAAAGACCTTTTCAGACGCTTTCGGAGGTGTAAAGACCATTCTCAATGGCATTATAATGTTCGTCAAGAGCATTTTCACAGGCAATTGGAAAAAGGCTTGGCAGGGTGTAAAGAAGATCTTCAAAGGCGTGTGGGATACGCTTTACAGCGTTGTGAAAGCACCTATAAACCTAATAATCGGTGCAGTAAACAAAATGACCAGTGCTATTGAAAGTGCGGTCAACTGGATAATCGACGGCATTAACAGCCTGAGCTTTGATGTGCCTGATTGGGTGCCTGGCATAGGCGGAGAAACCTTCGGCTTTGACCTTGACACAATAAGCATACCTGAGATACCAAAGCTTGCCACAGGCGGACTTGCGACAGCACCGACCCTTGCAATGGTGGGCGATAACAGGAATGCAAAGGCTGATCCTGAGGTAATCTCACCTCTGAGCAAACTGCAAGGTATGCTTGATAACGGCAAGCTTGACGAGGTGTTAAGGGTGCTGAACGCTATACTTGATTGGCTGAAAGCTTATGACCCTGTGTTCTTCGGAACAGTTGACAGCAAGGTGCTTTTCAAGTGTATGCAGGACAGCAACAATCAGTATAAACGTAAGACGGGAGTGAGTGCATTTTGACAGGAACATTGCTAAAGATAAACGGCGTGTGGGTGACAGACCCTGATCCTGATAGCTGGAGCCCTGTAAACTGTTACGAATGGACGGCAGGTTCAGGACGAGTGAATACAACAGGTCTGTTTGTGGGTGCAAGAAAGTTCTGCAAATACAAACTGCCTTGCAAGTGGACAATGCTTCCTGTCGCAGATTCGGCCGAGATACAATCCCTTATCGAGGATGGACCCGACTTTGCAGAACTGGAGTTTTGGCACAACGGCAAGTATTATTCTATATCCGCCAACGCAAGCGACTATGTACCGCAGGGGCTTGTCAGACTTGACGGTGATGAGTATTACAAGAGCTGTACTGTCACATTCGCAGAACGTTAGGAGGGCATATGTACACCATAGCAAGCAATGAGATAACAAGCAGGATAGAGAATTACAAAGCCTTGTGGGGTATGTGGATAGAGGACGCTCAGAGCGGAGCACCTGTGGCATATGACGGCATTCAGAACGTTCAGACGGACATTCAAGCAACATCTCTGAGTGATGATATAGAGCTTGGTGCGGTCTGTTCTCAGAGTGTGACGGCGGAACTTGTTGATGACGGAACTAAGTATCTTGGGAATGAGTATGTTTTCAGTTTGTATATGAAAGACAGCTCGGCTTTTACCACCTACTCCACCCTAGAAGCCTACACCTACGCTGAGCTTTCAAAGCTGACAGTAGAGCAAGTCAGCAAGCTTGGAGAGGTGCTTGACGGAGAGCGGATACCCCTTGGGCGGTTTACTTGTGTCAAATCGAAAAAGTCAGGCGGAAATACTGAGGTCACTTTTGCGGATAGGCTGTATTTTTCCGACAAGGTCTATAAGCCCACTGTCACTCTGCCTGCATGGAGCAAAGCTATCGAGGACGATATCTGCAAGCAGCTCGGTCTTTCAAACGGCAACGACTATACCATCCCTGCAAAGCTCCGTGCAAAGGGCGGTGCAAGGCTTTACGGCAAAGGTCACATAAGGCTGAAAACTGCAAACTTCGACTTCAAAATAAGCTCTATACCCAAAGACACCACAATGCGGCAGATGCTCAGCTACATCGCCTCGGCACAAGGCGAGTTCGGTTTTGTTGACCGATACGGCAGATACGTCCGCAAATGGTACGGCTCGAGCGTGAAGATACTGGACAACAACACTATCGACCTGCCAACGCTGGGGGAACGTCCGAATGTTTTGGCAGGCATTGTCTGCAAGGTCAGCGACAGCGAAACTCTGCGGCTGGGCAACACCACAGGCTCGGCAGGGCGTGTGGTGGAGTTTGAGAATCCATATATGACAATGTCGCTGCTGCGGTCATTGTGGCATAGGATAGGCGGCTTTTCGTGGTATACAACAGAGCTTTTTCACCGCCTTGGCGACCCACGATTTGACGTCGGGGACGTTGTGACATACGTCAGCGACAGCGGCGAAAGCTACGATATACCAATAACTAACATAGGATTCAATTTTGACGGCGGACTTTCAGCCGATATTTCTGCGGTGGGTCTGTCGGTGGAAGAACAGCTTTAGGAGGCGAGATAATGGACGAAAATGAGATAACAACTGTGGCTGATACGCAGGCGGAGAATACTGCCGATACAGCGGACACAGGTCAGACAACGCCCACCACCGAGGAGCTTATCCAGCAGCTCACGGCGAGGGTGGCAGCTCTTGAAGAAATAGTGGGCGAGGAGGAGTATGAGCTGCGGTACTCGGGCGAACAGACGGACGAGCTTTTAGACGGCGGTACAGCGGTGTTTCGTGCAAAGACAGCGGCGCAGATAGTAAGCCTTGTGAACAGGCTCTACCCACTGTATATGCGGTGGGGGTCTTTCACGGTGAATATGAAGGTCAACGCCGACAACGGTTCCCAGTGGTCATACAATACACGCACAGGAATGATACCCTCGGGGGTCACTAAGCCTGCGGTGTTTATGGTGTGCGACTGGGGCAAAAAGCACTTCAAGTCGCAGAGTTTTCAATACAAAGTCGCAAGCAACAGCAGGGACATCGACTGGGAGGCATACCTTGAGCACACCTCAGACCAGGGCGGCACATACGCTTTCAAGGTGTACTATCTCATAGTCGGCAAAAATGCGGAAGGGGGAAGTATAGTTGGCTAGTTTCACGGAAAATCTCGGACTTAAAAAGCCCGATAGGACGGACAGGTTCAGCATCGAGGACTTCAACGGCAATATGGATATTATCGACACTATACCCGATATGGCGAGCGGACAGAGCCTTGTGGGTGTGTCGGTAGGAGAAGCATACGGAAATATAGGTATAACAGGCGTAGCGGAGGCGGTCGAAGATGAAAATATATGAGGGAACAGACGGACTAAGAGGATTAGTCAAGAAGCTTATCGAGGTCTATGACTTTAAGAAAGTTGTGTTCGAGGGCGATAATGCGAGTATTGATACCCAAGATGTCACCTTTCAGCTTTGGGTAACAGACGAGCTGTTTTTAAGAGGTCAGTTTGCTGATACAAACAGAAGCTTTGGTTGGTGTGACCTAAGAACAGAAGCATTGACTTGTCCTTGTGTGAGCACTGCACCTAACATTGGAGACCCAAGAAGATGGATTATTTATAAGCAAAGTGATTTAGTAGCTATTGGAATTGACGGTAATACCGCTAGTAGACCTGGTATAAATATAATAATTGGCGAAATAACTAACTATGAAACAGGAGGAACTGAAATAGGTATGACAACAAGTTGTGCTACTAATAATACTAGCAAATATGCTGTTTTTACAAACGGTATGTCCGTACTGTCTGTACCATATAGATATTTTTGTCAGCAAAAATCAGTAACATCACTTGCTCCTGTAGTTTCTACCAGTCAAAACAAAGGTTTTACAAATGTATATCACATACTTTCTCATATACAGGGTATATCAGATAGCTATAATAACAGTGACTATGCTGTACCTACGCAAACTATACTGCTCAATAATAAGAAATATCTGTTAAGCAGATTTGCTTTTGAGATAAAGGAGTAAGACATGACAAACATAAAAACAGCGGTTTTAGCCGCTATCGGAACTATCGGGGGCGGCATTGCCGCTCTTTTTGGAGGGTGGACAAGCGCCATGACTACGCTTATCATTTTTATGGTGATAGACTATGCAACAGGCATAATAGTGGCAGGCGTATTCCACCGCTCAGGCAAGTCTAAAAGCGGAGCACTTGAAAGCAGGGCGGGCTTCAAAGGTCTGTGCCGCAAGGGTATGATACTTCTTATCCTGCTTGTGGCGTGCAGGCTTGACCTTATGCTTGGCACAGGGTACATAAAGGATTGCGTGTGCATTGCATTTGTGGTGAACGAAACGCTGTCTATAATCGAAAACGCAGGGCTTATGGGCGTACCGATACCGCAGGTACTCATAAAGGCAATAGATGTTTTAAAGGCTAAGGAGGAGAAATAATATGGGAAATTCAAAGTTAGCTTCTTGGAAGTGGTCGGGCAAGACAGATCATTACAATGTACGAGATCACAAAATCGACAAGATAACTATTCATCACATGGCAGGTAATGCAACGCTGGCAAACTGCTGTACGTCTGTACAGGCTCGTGGCGGCAGCTGTAATTACTGTATCGACAGCAACGGCAAGGTAGGCGTAATGGTGGACGAAAAGTACAGGTCTTGGTGCAGTTCCAACCGTGCTAATGATATGCGTGCTGTGACTATCGAGGTAGCAAATGACAGTGGTGAACCGAATTGGCACGTCAGCAAAAAGGCTATGGCTGCGTTGATAAAGCTGTGTGTGGATATTTGCAAGCGTAATGGTATCAAAAAGCTCAACTACACAGGCAACACCAGCGGCAATCTTACAATGCACAAATGGTTTGAGGCGACGGGTTGTCCGGGACCATATCTCAGTGGTAAGTTCGGTTACATAGCAAAACAGGTCAACGCAAAGCTTAGCGGTACGAGTTCGATCAACAAGCACACAACGAAGTTCAAGTCCTACAAGGTGAAGATAACTTACAAGGGCGGAATGAACGTTAGAAAGGGCGCAGGCGTGTCCTGTGCACTCGTCAAGGGTATTATGGCAAAGTACGGCTTTATCTACACTATTGTAGCCGAAAAGGTAGTTGACGGTCAGACTTGGGGCAAGCTCAAGAGCGGTGCTGGGTGGATCTGTTTGACGGGGTTTGCTAAGAAGGTTTAGTTTTATATTGTATGAGTAAGGAAACAGCCGTCTCGGAGTGATCTGAGGCGGCTGATTTTGTTTGCGTATAGATAAGGACTTTTTAACAAATAAACAGAACAGCATACGTACAATATTTTAAAATATATTATTTATTATTAAAATATTTACTTATATGGTTGTGTACAAATACTAGAAAACATGTTATAATATACTTAAAATATTATAAGGAGTTGAGTACTATGGATGTACGAACATCAATTATTTTTTGTGATTCTATACAGAATAACATAGTTAATGGTAAATTATCTCCGGCAATCTCTCGACCTCTATCGTCAATAGTTCCATATGCTATACCTGGTAACTATTCATTCTCGCTTTACTGTTCAATAGAAAATCTTTCAGCTAATACAAGTCATTCATTTAAAATTGAGGTTATTGCACCTGATGGAAATATTATTTTTCAAACAAGTGATATAGAAGTTGGTGCTAGTATGAACGTTGCTGGTTCTGTGTTTACACCTATTGAATTTGCTGTTGATATAAGGAACACAGTAGTGCTGACAGAAGGAGAGTATACAGCTAAGGTTTATGTTGATGGTTCTTTGAAAGGAGAAAACAAGCTGCCTGTATTTTCGAGGTAAGCGAATTGTTTTATTTTAAGAGGAGGCGGTAATATGACAAGTTTATTTTTTTGTAATGTAGCTGCCGTGTTTGCTATAGCGACTAATCCTACTAATCCCTCTAGTATAACCCGTAATGATACGGTGTCATGTAATGTTGTGTTATCAGCTACACCTTCAAATTGTAATGAGTTAAGTATATCTAATGATTTGTACAATAATATTAATGTGTTAAGTTCATTTAGTGAATTACAAGAAAACTGGGATGGCTATGGTGCACAACCACTTAGTAATTCTCTTATTTTAAAGGTGAAAGGTGTGCTTGCTTGTTTAGAAAATCAGCCTGAAGTTTTTCCGACGGGAAGGGGTAGTATTCAACTTGAGTATGAGCGAGATAATGGTAGTTATTTAGAGTTTGAATGTTATGATGATGGACATGTATCGGTATTGCACATTGATTTTGAAGGAAATGAATGTGAATCGGTTATAAATTTTGAACAGATTAGAGAAATGGTGGATGAATTTTATGGATAATTTTGATGATGAAGAAAAATTTTACAGAAAAGTTCCCCCGAATCCTAATATGATTAAACAAAATGGCACTATTACCTCAGCAGCGTTTAAAGATTCTAAAGGTTGTTCTGTCGATTGTAAAAAAGATAGAGATGAAAGTGATGTAATTAGAAATTTTATATGTCGTTTTAAAGATACAGCTTCTGGTATTAAGGGCGTTGCTGACGTGTCATATAGAAATTGTCTAGAAGCTGATACAACTGTTTTAAGTTTACCAGAAGATGATAACAATTATCATTGTGAGATACATAAAAGCAAGGATGAGGTTGTTTTGACTCCCGGACAAGCTAAACGCTTAGCACGGGCATGCCGTTATCGTGATATCGAAGATGTGGATTTAGCTAAAATTGAATAGGTGAGCTTCACAACGAGGTTCGCCTATTTTTTATATACAACTTTTTTAAAGTTAGCCCCGCCAGACTTCAAAAAGTTATATCCCCTCTAAAACCGCCTAAATACGCCATTTCAGCACAGGTAATACATCTCAATGCTTGACGTTTTGCGTACACGAATTATACACGATAAAGCTGAATTGTAAATATATGCTTGTGAAATGTGGAACAAATGAAACGGCTTAAACGACGTAAATGCGTGGTTTACAAGCAATTTTATAAAGCAATAAAAAGTGGTGTGAAGTGGTATATTTAATCTCTCCATCTCCGCCAAAATGCCACCGTATTTTTGATAGAATTACGGTGGCGTTTTTCTATGCCTGAAAACCGCTTGAAATAAGGCTTTTCGGCTGTTCAGACACAATAAGTGAACCCCGCTGCAGGCAATTCTGCGGCGGGGTTTCGTGCTTTTTGCGCGGATTGAGGCGTTTTGTTCCGCTGTAATCGTTAAACAGCCGAGTAATCGTTGAATTACTGGAGTATTCGTTAAACTACCGAGGTAATCGTTAAACAGCCGAGTTCTGATAATACTCCTTATGAGAAAATCGGCGATGAAGTTCGGTCTCTGGCAGATTTAGCGCCTTTTGAGATACCGTCATCTTGGGAATGGTGCCGTGTAGGAGACCTGTTCTCGAATATGTCTGGGCTTGCATACAAAAAGGACGCTCTCGCCATAAAGGCAGACAAAATGGTGAGAGTACTGCGTGGCGGGAATATCGGTGAAGAGCAGTTCTATTTTAAGGGCGATGATGTTTTCGTTTCAAGCGAGCTTGTAAAGCCGGAACTGTATTTGAGAAAAAACTATATGATTACACCTGCAGTTAGTAGCCTGGATTACATCGGCAAAATCGCACTCATAGACAAAGATTATTCCGACACGGTTGTTGGCGGTTTTGTGCTTATGCTCATACCACACTTTAACGACGATGTCGTATCAGAATATCTGCTCTACGCTTTTGCTGCTAAACACCATCGTGATAACTGCCGAAACATTACGCACAAATCCGGCCAAGCGTTTTATAACCTCTCTCGTGAGCAGATGATGAACCTGCCAGTAAAGATTTGAAAAATGGACGGACATAAAAGACGTCCATTACACTATCGGAAAATCAGCAAGGAAGTTTCATAGTAACCTTTGCGCTGCCGGTTTCTTTTGAATTTTCTAAAATAAGCTGACCATTATGTTGTTCCATAATCGAATTTGTAATATATAGACCCATACCAAAGTGTAACTTTGAATTGCGGCTTTGATCGCCCATATAGAACCGTTCCTGTGCGTGGCATAATGCCTCTTTAGAAAACCCCGTTCCCTCGTCTGTGACTGAAATTTCCACGAAACCGTTGTTACTCTGAACATCCACATAAAGCGTTCCGCCTTGCGGGGAGTAGTCCAGCCCATTACTGATAACATTCATAATAGCACGTTCTATCAGCACCCTATCAAATTTCAGCATTTGAGGGAGTGAAACAGTATTCATTTGCAGCCGGATTTCTTTTGTCCGGCATAGTGATTCCATATAACCGAACAAGTGCTGCATGAACGCTGGCAAGTCTATACTTTCAATATGGAGCTGATAACCAACCGCCGCCCGTGATATATCAATCAGGGTTTGAATATATGACTGCATCTGGCCGGAGCTTTCCACGACGTAACCAGCGTATAATCGTTGCTCATCATCAAGATTTGTTTCTGTGAGTAAATCAGCATTTCCTTGAATAACCGTCAGAGGCGTTTTCAAATCATGGGCAAGCGCGGAGATTTGCTCTTTCTGTGTCTGTTCGGTTTTCCATTGCCGTTCTAACGAAATTTTCAGATTATCTTTCATATCTGAAAAAGATGCAAGGACATCTTCAAACTCTTTGATTTTGGCGTGTCCTACTTCAAAATCAAGGTTTTGCTTTGAAACCTCCGCAGTTGCTTCAAAAAGCGGGGTCAGTTGTGTACGCAGGTTCTTAGCAAATCTGGCGGTCAGTATGATAATGACCAGCAGCGAATTTACAGCCATCAGGATAAACGCAAGCGTGTCAGGAGATGGAAAATATTCCGGTAGCCATGACACTGTAAATTGAGAACCAATATAATACCTTAAAACGCAAAATTCGTTTTCCCGGACAACAAGTGCAAACTGCCTCCCCGTAGCATATTCAATATATTCTCCCTTTGCGTACAGCAGGGCAATTTCTTTTTCATCATCGTCCATATTGCTGTAAAGCTCATTAAAGTTCTTGTCCAGAATTAAGTAGCCGCATCCCTGTGGAATCACAACCTTTGTAATATCCGGGGCAATCGTCAGCGTTGGAATGATCTCTTTTACCTGCAATTCACTTAGATTTGCTCTTGTAGCTAATCCAGCATTTACAGCAAGTCCCTCCAAACCAAAAGGGACAATAATTGCCGCTACCAGCATGACAATGAGGGAGATAGCAAACTGGCGAAACAATATTTTCAATGTAGGTTTCTTTTTCACTCCCAT